AAACGATTCATCATATTTGCATCATGGTCCATACCTCGCCTAAATAATTCCTCTAACGATTTAGTCCCTTCGTCAATTAAAATATTTTGAACAAAAGCCATGAACCTACCACTATCTTTTCCGTAGGCCCTTTTGATTTCTTTTTTCCAAACATCCATATTGGGATAGGCATTTTTTGACATAAGATTTTTTTCCTTAAAACCGTGAAAAACCAAACCATCCATATTTAATTCTAAATTCATTTTAGCAATACCATGAACGCCGTCTGTAATAACGTATGATTTTTTAAGGGCTTCTACTTTGTAGTCGGCTAAACTTTTTCTTCCGTTCTTTGTTAAGAACTCTAATGTAATCAACTTATCTGATTCAGAAACTTCGGGTATTTCGTGAAATTGGGCATTGTATAAACTGAACCCCTTTTTAGAATTACCCATAACTTCATCTACCTTAACACGGATAATTTTACCCTCTTCCACATTTACTTTTGTATTGGTAGTCTTACCGACATCAGCATAAAAATTACCCTCATATTCTCTTGCCTTGGGCGTTTCTTCTTCAACTGGGCCAACGCCGACCATATATGTAAAGGTCCCATTTTTATTTTTTCTTTTACCCAATACCAATACATCTAAGTCAATGACCTTTTTCCACTTAATCCACTTAGGATTTTTCTTTTTACCTATAACATAGGAAGATTTAGCGTCTTTAATTACGACTCCTTCGGAGGTTGGGTTTTTCATAATTTCCATAGCATATTCTTCTATTTCATCATATGAGTCTGCCTCACGGGTATTTTGTTTCGTGGGAAAAAGAACTACTTCATTTGTAAGGCCACTAAATTCTCCAATTAGAATTTTTATTCTATCTTCAAATTTTTCCATAGCAACGGAACTGTCTTTGTAGTGCATAATATCAAAGACATGTATTTTAATATCCTCTTCTGAATCAACCTTTTTATTTATATGGGCTAATGTATCGGCCCTTACTAAAGGTTCGTTGTCTTTATAAAGAACTGCTTCGCCATCAAGTATAAAATTATTGGTATCTTTTTCCTTTAAATATTTAACGCACTTGGGAAACTTGGATGTAATGTCTCTTCCACTAAAGGAATATATGGTTATTTTATCACCCTTCTTGTGAACTTGAACACGCAACCCATCATACTTTTCTTGAATAATATATTCACCAGTAAGTCCCTTAATTTCTCTCATATCATCAATTGAAAAAATCCTATACATTGGTTTATTAGGTTCAATAAAAGATTTCATTTCCTCGTCTTCTTTTACAAGCATAGGTTTATTCATACAAGATTCATATACTTGTCTCGCTCTCTTCTCTTTAACATCAAGGGTTTTATCAGAATATAAAATTTCTGTCTCTAAATTAGGAAACATCTCTTGATATGTTGGGTCTTTTAAAAGATTTCTTAATTCAACTACAAGTTGTTCCCATTCGTAATCATAAGCCTTGGGATTCTCCAAGGCAGATAAATATGTAGCCCTTATTTTATTAGTCAAGGAAACTTTATTCTTAGCGATTGAAAAAAAATCAACTGTCATTTTTATCCCCCTATGCTTCATCGGAGGGAACAAATGCAGATTCTTCGGAAACTCGCAAAGTGTGTTTAGCCCTGCGTAGTTTTTCTAATGCTGTTTCAAGGGCCGCTACTAAATCCTTATCTTGGGAGTCTTCCGGTAGTTCTGAATCTTCCCTACGGGGTTCGCCCCTCTCCTCTTCTTTGCTTTTATAGACCATGTATTCCGGCAAAAGTTTGTGTTGACGGCTTTTCTTAACCTCGGAAATAGTTCCGGGCTTTGCTTTTGCGGCCATAGCCATAACATCCTTAAGTTGGGGCTTTACTTTTTTATATGGACGTTCCTCCCCAGTTTCAGCCATAAGACCAAGAGCGTTTGTGATATGAGTTTCTAATTCAATAAGCCTTGTTAAAAGCATTCGGCTATCTCTCAAATCATCTGTTGGTTTTTCTTCTATCATGCTCATATTGTACCCTCCAATTTTCCTACTAATTCGTTTAGTTCGTCCCAATCCATTTTAGCGATTGTGTCTCCCGATGGGACGGGGTTTGAAACTGTCATTGATGGTCGGGGAGTGTGAACTACAATACCCGATTTCATCAAATTCATATTCGCTTCCTTTACTTGTGTTTCTAAATTTTCAATTCTTGTTATTAACATCTTAATAATTTCTACTACTTCTTCCATTATTCTTCCTCCCCATATACCATTCCGTAAATTTCTTGATAAAGATTCTCATATCTTTTGCGTAGGTGGGCTAACTTTTTAATGAGTTTAAGATTTTCTACATCCATATCCTCTAACTCTTCCTCTTCCGTTGAATCCACTACATCAGCCAATGTATTTATAAGTTTTGTTAGTTTAAGGTATTCCTCACCAAAATATTCTGTCGGCTCTGCATCCTGTAAGAACGTTTTAATTCTGCGTCGTTCATCCTCCGGAAGTTCAGAAATTTTCATTTTGAACAATTCCGGGTCAAGTTCAACATCAGAGTCAAACGGATGAAAGTAAAACTTTGATGGCATGAACCTTTGTATTGAGGGTGAAACTGCTCTACCTTCACTATCCCTATCACTTAAATACTCGCCTCTAGATTCTCTTCTTCTAAGTTGTTCGGCATAAGCATCTAAGTTATCATAAAATTCACTAATACCAACATCAGAAGTGGATAGTTTTCTTTTGAGTCTTTCTTCTCTTTTGGCGTCTGCTCTTTGTTTGTCTTGATACTCCATCACATTATCAATAATTTCCTCACGGTCCAATTCATAACTTTCGGGTAGTCTCCTTTTGACTTGTTCAGGAGTAATAACCCCACTAGAATAGTAAATAATATCGTCCCCGTTTGGACTCCTAAATACAAATCTTTTACCATTAAATTTCGGAAGTGCGAGTTGCTCAATCCGTTGTCTATTATCGGCTATTTCGGGTTTTCTGTCAAAGAAACTATCCTCCCTTTCTTCAAGAGAATAATCACTATCTAATGAAATATTCTGAAACGCCTTTACTCCCTCGGCTTGTAAAATAGCCTTAAAAATATAATCACCGAAAGTTAAACTACTGGCTCTCTCCGAAACTCTTTCTTCTAAATCTTCTTCTAATGCACTACCTACTGTAAAAAGAGGAGCCGCCAATAGTGATAATTTATAGTCATTACGAAGATACCTTGCTATTGAACTAAGAATTTCTCTATTGGGGACCCTACCTATTGGGATTAAACCTCTTATTCTTTGTTTTATAGTATTCCAATTTTTCTTAAACTTTTCCATTTGTCCTTCTTCTGTTGTTGGTTCTAAAGAAAAGTTTTCTCTCATTTCCATAGCATCAGAACTTAAATTATTTAATTTTCTTAGAAAATTTTTCTTATCTCTTGTGCTGGTTAAATTTATAATAATTGGTAAAGATTCTATTACGTTAGAATATAACGCTTGTAGTTTTTTATTAAATATATCTGCTCTTAGAGCCTCTTCTAATCTTGATATAGAAACAATGACAATATTTCCCTTGTCTGTATAAATACCATCTAACTCTCTTAAGGTAGCGTGGGCATCGGGTTTTTCTTGATTAGTTCCCTGTAAAGCAAAATCGGGTATGAATGAAACATACTTGGTAGAAGTTCCTATTCTCGTATCAAGTCTTCTTGTATTATCAGTTCTCGGACCATCATCTGTATTGTAGTTATATCGCTGATTAGTTGATTGAACTTGAGTATAAGGTAGTAATCTATCAACCAATGAGTCCACACTAACAGTTTTAATTGGTTCGGGTAGTCTTGTGATAAATCTTCTTATATCGGGTGTTAAAATGTCTCCACGATATGATTCCTTTCTTTGAAATTTTTGAGCCTCCGCTACTATCATATTCATTTCTTTAGCGGTAGTTTGTGGTCTTTTTTCATAGATAAATCTTTTTAAACCATATATCGGATTCATAAAACTCATAGTTTCACCTCAAACTTGTTTCCACTTTTTACTCATTTTGGGACCACCCTCTATGAAACCGGGAATACTAGGTGTTTTTTCCCAGTTATCGGGGGGAACTTCAGGGACGTTCATTGATAGGTCCTTGGCCTTTTTCTTAATCTGTTGTTTTTTAGCGTCTAATTTTTCTTTAATTTTTTCATTCATCTTGTTCACTTCTCCTTTGGTTTCTTCTCCTTCTCTCTATCATACTAAACAATCCTTCTCTCATTGGTTCTCTAGGTACAAAATCACCTGTCCTGTAATCGGACCCCACAGTTTTAGTTAAATGGAAATCATAGATTGCGTCTTTGTGTATATTAACAAATTGTTTCATCTCATTATAACTCACAATAGATGATTCGGGAACAACTGAAAACGCGTCAGACATTTTACTTTCCATCATATTTCTTTCAATATTATATAAAAACATATCGGCTATATGTTCTTTGAATTTTTCTAGGCTGAGTTCCTCAGACTGAGCAGATAGGTCCTCATAAATACTTTCTAAATCATCCAAATCAATAAAAGAACTTATTTCTGATATTTTGCTAGGCCCCGCTTTATTAAATTGTTTTTGCCTTTTATCTGAATCCTCAATATAATTTTCTATGATATAATTTTTTATTCCCTTCATTGTTCCGATGGGTGAGTCCAAATCGTATCTGCCCGGACCTACAAGGTATAACGATTCATCAGAAAATTTAATCACAAAACTAAAACTAAGACCCAGTTTAGTACTACCACCAGTTCTGAGTGTCTCGGAAAAAGTTGGTTTAAGTTCATTATAAGGAATATATGCTTGTCTACTAAATGCGGCTATATTTTCGGGTATCTTTTCTCCAAACCTTGTTCCCGTTTGTGAACCAGCAAGAATCATTGTCCCTAAAGCATCTAAATTTTCTCCCCCTTCAATACTGTCAATGCCTAATTGGAAGTCTAAGTTAACACAACTGGAATTAGTCATGTAAAAATTATAAGTTCTACCTTTAAAATCTAAATTGATTTTCTCTGCGCCTAGATAGTCTGTTCTTGAATCAACTACCATAAATGTTCCTACACATGCAGAACCCTTTATTTTGGGATAGGCCCCCGATACACGGGCGGCTCCGGATTTTCTATCATCTACACTAATATAAATATGAATGGGACTAGATTCAGAAATAGCAAAGTAAAGACCCCTTCTTGCACCAGTTAAGGCATCATAAATAAATGGCTTTACTTCTATAAATTGAGAACCAGCCTTTCCCACAAGACCTTTAATAATATTTCTTAAGAAAGAAATAGACCTTTCGGCGGGATTGCGGTCTGTGCCTAAAATCTCTTGCTGTATTAAAAAGTTTTGAGGTATTAAAATTCTTCGTACGGCCTTACTTGCTTCTAAATAAAAATCAGAAGAAGCATTAATATCAATTTCAAAATCTCTAGAACGGGTTTTTAATCTTATATAACTCCCACTAACCTTTTCAAGTGTTAAATTTGAAACATAAGGAAAAATTCTGGGCCGAGGGGGGCCAGCATCGCTGTTAACGGTGTCATATGAAAAATGAAATCTAATGATTATTTGCGACTTAATACGCATGGTTATAATATAAGAATCATATCCTTCATCTATTGAAAAATTAATTTGGTATTCTTGTAGGGGGGGTTCGTTAACATCATTTAAACTTGCTCCTCCTTCTTTCATTACCACTTCTTTAATTTCTCTTTCAAAAGCCTCAAAAAAAGTTGAAACTTTGTCTAGAGGGATAACTATTTTTACTAATTCTTCCATTAATTCTCTCGGTGTTTTTCCTTCTATTTGTTCAAGTTCTTTATATGAAAGAATTTCACTCATTGTAACGGGGCCTGTTAAATGAAATATGCGTGGTATTCGCTCAATTACTAATTTTCTAGATGTCCCGCTAGACTTAATGATTGGCTGACCAATATTTTGTAATGCGTATATAACACTACGACTTAGTTGTGCGTCGGGAGGAATGGTATATTCTAAATAACGTTCAGATAATTTTATACTATTTTCTGTATCTTGAATTATATTTTCCATGAATTTTATATCTTCGGGTACTGCTTTCATAAAGTCAAAACCCCTTTGGGTTCCGCTACTTGTGTAAAATCCCGGCAAACTAGAAGAAATAACAGTATTTAACATAGTTGATATTTCCCTAGATATGACGTTACTTTTTAGCCTACCGATAGTAAGTGGGCGGCTAAAACCTTTAGTTTGAAAATAAACATCTAGAGAACGTATAAAATTTTCTTTTACCTTACTAAAGTAATTATCGGGGAGGTTAGGTGGACTTAAAGTTTCTTTGGCCTTATAATAGTCTAATATAATATCCTTAATTTGAAATAAATATACGGAAATTGCATCGTTAATATACGGCACGTCTTCATTAATCGTAACACGGGAATTACTATCTGTAAAATATAAACGGGCAGGGGTATTACCCGACCTAATATAATCCTCTACGCTTTTTCTATCTCCCCTTCTATTAATTAATGAGCGAATTTTTTTACTTAAATATTTCATTGATTTAGGCGTAAAATACCTTTCCAATCCTTCGTAAAAATCGTTAGGAATATCAACATTAACCAATTTAGTCAAACTATCTGTTACCACACGATAGTTGTATGAAATCTGAACATTAAATTTATCACGAATTATTTCAAATTCAAAGGAAAAATGTCTCTTTTCAACAGGAACTTGGTCCTCAAATCTTTCATCGGAAAATATGTCAACTAATGAAGAATCAAAGTGATTAACTATATTTTCTAATATTATTTCTTTTTCCGCACCCGAAGGTCCTTCGTTAGCATATTGCAAATTAACTTCTCTTAGTATGCTTCCGCTTCCATGCGAAGATTTGGTATTATATCCCAGTTTTTTTAATAGAGGAATAGGAAAAATTATTTTTTCTTCGTGGTAAAATAACTCTAAATTAAATTCGTTGACCCCCATTAATTTAACAAATAATCTAGTTTTTACACGTGACTTTATACTCATTAACATATTGTAGTCTCTTGGGTCAATAGTATAATTTAAAATATCTAAATGTGAACCACCCCCTATCTTAAGTTTTGTTCGTAAAAAAGGAAAATCAGCCGCATAACTTTCTTGACTTCTAATAATATTCTTAACATCTGTCTCAAACGGCAATAAATAAATATCAAACTTATTTATTAGGGCCTGTCCCTCCTCTTCAGACATTAAACCTGCACTTTTCTTAAACATCAAGGAATCCTCCTTTCGGTCCTACTATCCACGTTATTATTTCCTGCCTCCTTTGGTAGACCACTAAATCTTTTCGGTGGGCCTTTTTCCATACTAGTTTCTCCCGCTACTTGCGCCTTCGTATTGCCACTCATCAAAGCCTGTTCTTGTAGTTGTCCTAATTGCGAACGGTCAATGTTTGTTCCCGCATAGGGGTCTGTTTCTAGTGGTTTTTCATCGGATTCAACATCAACATCAATAAGTTCTTTAGCGGGGTATTTTTTGAAAACAAAGTCTCCATCCTCATTCATATCAACTTCAAATCCAAGATTTTTCATTTGTATTGCTAGTTGTAGTTCCATCTCCCGCCTACGGATATTAGCGATTTCATCTTCCTCTTCACTTCTTAGAAGTTGAACTTTCCAATCGGTAATGCCAAATTGTTTCATTAAGAAAGGAAACATGTATTTATTATAAACGTTCTGTGCCTTTTCAACTGCTCTATTTGTGACCAAAATTTGCATACCTTCGTTATTAAGACCGCCGCCAGTAGTAGTGTCTCCGGTAAAAATATTACTAACACCATAAAAAGACGAAACTCTTGTTCTCAAATCATCCTTTACGTTGATATAGTCCATTTCTTTAATTGTGTTAGTGAATGGAACCCATTCAACAGAACCTCTTGAACCTCCTTCTGTTTCAATTCCCATAATGGGTGTGTAGTGGGGGTCCCTTTCTAACTTCTCCTTTACTCCCTTCCAATACTTTACCAACGACTCCATATTGTTTGTTTGGACAGCGAGAATACCTCTTGGGGTTCTAGCCTTGGTATATAATGTGCTGATATAACTTTCCATAGCGGTTAGGGTAAAAATGTGATTAAATAGTGTTAGAACTGGCGGATGTCCATATAATCTTGAAGGTGAATATTTACTAAAATGAACAACTTCTCCCATAATATAATTTTGGTCTTCACCTCTAGATTTATTTACAAATTCTATCGGATGTAGGGAGGAACCACAAACTGCACATTTATCATATTTATCTTCACTAACAAAATCTCTATGTGTTATACATGTATAACGAGAATGACCTCTATCACCATCTTCATCAACCTCTATGTAAATCGTTGTTGGGTCGCCCCTATAAATCTCGTTTATTTTGGACATTATTATTTCGCCGTTTTTATCTAAGTAGTAGTCTTTTACTAATATTAGGTAAGCATCATCAATGATATTCATATCAGTTTCCAATTCCTTTAGAACATCAATAAACAATTGATGTGATGAATTTACATATCCTTCAAAAAAGTCAAAAGCGTATAGTTTCTGTTGAAGGTCGGGTCTTCTTAGATTTGTAGAACCACAACTAGAACAAGCGTCCACCTCTTTGTGATGTTCATATCCACAATCACTACACTTTAAATCAAAGGCCTTTACCCATTCATAACCCCTGCGAAAAATTTCAGTTTTAAGTTGAACTAGACAAGTCCGGACCACGGTTGAATTTTGAGCCATAGAATATAGATATTTGCCAGCATAATGTTGTGGTAGTCTTCGTTCTTGAATACCCATGTTATATACTTCATCATTTACAGGAGTTGGTGTTCTTCTCCTAATGAGGTTTCTTAGACTATCCCTTAGACCCATATTCATTCCTCCTTTGAAATCGTGTCCACGGCGTTCATGTAGGCCCACCGGGAGTTCTCTCTATATTTTATAATATCCTCTTCTTGTATATTATACTTTTGTAATTCTACTTTATTAGCGGCATCCTTCCAGTTCTCCCACTTGATAAGTTTAAAAATTTCTTCTAAGCGGGGCTTGGCCCAATCTTCTTTAGAAAAATTTTGTTTAATCATGATGGCTTCTTGAATCAGTTTGCCCTGTTCCTTTTTCATTCTTAGGTGAGGTATTGTCTTATCCAGTAGTTTAGATATATCACCCTGACTATAAAAATTTAATCTGTGTTGGCTTCTATTATTTTCCCCTACCTTTTGGTCCAAGTGTAAGCGTCCAATTTTCAATTGATTTTCCATCTCCTTGAAAAAAGCCTTTCCTCGGTCCCCAGTAGCAATCATACCAACCCTCGGTGCATATTTAGAATCCATAGTAATATATCCATCAGAATCAATAAACCCTGCAACGTAAGAATACAAGTCTTTTCTGATAGCATCACTTAGAATATAATACTCTCCCCCGACATTTATTGCTTGAACTCTTTTTAGCATTTTAGAAATCGTTTGGGGAGTGGTGGAGCGATGGTAGGAGGACGGTAAAAGAGAATGAATCGTATTGCTAGTAATACCGGGATTATCACATATTGTCTTGACTAACATATCTTCCAATACCTCTTGTCTTGGTTTTCTAATTGACTGATGAGAGATTTCTTTCAAAATACTCTTAATATTCTTTTTAGAAGATTTAAATTTTATTATGGCTGTATTATATTCTTCCCCATATTCAAGGGATGATTTTTGTAAATTAGCCTCCCACATTTTAACTAGATTATCAATAATTACCTGTCTAGTTTCTCCGTCCTTGATGTGGTGAAATTTTTTCATCATTTTAATATCAGGAGTAAGCATCCTAACAGATTTTTTAAACGGCCTCAACCAATAGATAGAATCTAATGAATTATCTAAGTGTTCAGAATATGCCTTAATTAAATGATTAATGGTGGAGGCCATTTTTTCTCTTGTTTTACCCTTGAGAGTCCTACGCATGTATCTCAATTCTTTTACAACATCCGGTATTGTTTTTTCCTCAATCATAAGTTCTTCGGGCATTTTAGAAATATATTGCTTGGCGTCTGTAAAATTGATTTTTAAGTTATTAGAAATATCTTTTATTACTTGCATTTCGTCATGACATTGATATTGGAGCCATGACATCATAACTTCATTTGGGTCTTTATTGGCTACGGCACGGAGACTTTCTTCTTTTTCGTCCTTGATTCTTTTAGCCTCTTCAAGTTCCTCTAATTTTCTTCTCAATTCTTCTGTGTTTATTTCATCTTTACTAATAATTAATTCCAAAAATACCACCTCCTAAGTTTAGCGTTGGACCACTAGTAGCAAAAATACCAGCGTCCTCAATTTCAATAAATGTGTCTGTAAAGGTCTTGGTTGCATAGTTCGCTAAGGCCAAAGCAATAACGGTGTCATCATGCGCTCCAAGGCCCTCTATTCTTCCACTATTACCAATACCAAAAGCCTCTAATTCTTGAACGATTACATTAGAAACTTTTTTGTCCTCGTCTTTTTGATACGGTAAAAGAATTTTATTGTTTTCAAAGTTCATTTGTAGGTTAAGAATAATTTCTTCTTTTTTCTTTCTACTCATAGTGAACTCCTTAACGGGGAAGTCAGAAATGTCTCGTAGTTCCATAGCGAAAGATTTAGCGAAGGTGTTTGTTTCAATCATTACGATTTCTGGTGAGAATCTTTGGCATAGGTCAGTAATGCGGGTGATATGTGAACGAAAGTCCATATTTTTTTCACGAACCATATGAACAACTTTTTTATTTAATTCTTCATCAACCTCTAAAACAATCATCACGGTGTAGTCGCCATTGATGCTCATTGATGGGTCGTAGCCTATGTAGTATTTGAATGCTTCGTTGTTTCCATAGTATTGTAAAGACGAGGTTCTATCTTTTGATTTATCCACATGTTCTTTTCCAAATAACATTGTATTGGAAGAAATGGGAATACAAAGATATTCTCTTGTAAATTTAGCAGAACCTATTTCCCTACGGCGACGGTCTAGCGAGTCAATATCCCAACGGGAAGGCCAAAGTGCTTCTCCTGCTTGGTTAATGGCTGGATAACGTTTTACATCATACTCGGTGTTTTCCTCCAACT